GATACTGTTCCTAGAATTAGAGCAGGTCAATCAATCTCTATTTCATATACAGGAGTTACTAATGGTAATTATATGGAATATTTTAAATTATGGATTGATTTTAATGGAAATGGGGTATTAACAGATGCTGGGGAATTGGTTCACAGTTCAAATTATGCTTGGACAGGAACCAAAACAATCACAGCTACATTTACTGTTCCTACCTCTGTTTATAATGGAGAAGTTTATATGAGATTTGTAATGCAATATTCTGGTTCACCTGTAATTTGTGGAACATACCCTTATGGTAATACTTTTGACTTTAAAACTAGAATTGTTGGTGCTACAGATCCTTTTTCTTATACTGGATTTATTTATAATTCTGAGGGGGTAGGAATACAAAATATACCTGTTAAATTTTATTCTAAATTAAAATCAGCATCTACCTATAATTTAGAGAGTACTATTAATACAGATGCAAGCGGTAAATACACTATTTCATCTACTAAAGATGCTACAACTTATGATTTTCAACTTCAAATTAATACTTTAACTATATCTAATCCATCAATAAGTGATGCTCAATCATTTAATCAAAAAGTATTACAACAATCCTTTAATGCCAGAGATTATTATAGAATGGATGTTAATAATGATAATACTTTAACTATTACAGATGTATATTTAATATATGCTAAAATAATAGGGGTAAGTTGGAAGATAGGAGTACCTAATTATAGAATATTTACACCTATAGAATGGAATACTATTAGTATATCATCATCTAATCCCAAATCAACTTATTCAGGAACTCAATCTATTACTTTATCAGGACTCACAAATAAAGGAAATTCAAATTATTATCTATTTCGCACAGGTTATAGAAATTAATATATTTATAACAAATGTTAAGTGTTTTTACTTCAATATTGTTTGCACTACAACCTTCCCCCACTTTTGTAAAGGTTCATGTACATAATTCTACCCAAATTCAACAAATTGATGGTAGAGACCCTTTATTTGGGGTTAAAGAAACAGTAGAAGAATTATTAATTGAAAAAGGGTATACACCTATTGATTCTGGAGAGGGATTTGATGTTGAAGTATCAATAGATAGTATTTATTCTCCTCAACAGTTACTTAATATCGCAGGATTACAATGGTTAAGAAAAGATTATATTGTCAAGACCACAGTTTGTATAGGATCAGGTTGTTTTAATGGAGTTGGCGAAAGAAGAACATTTATTTTTGCTATGTTTTTAAACGTAGAAAATAATGAGGTTCCGTTAAACCGTAAGGCGTTTTCGAAAGCGTTGCAAGAAGCTTTGAAAAACACAACTAAACAATTTTGATATGAAACAATTTTTTAAAAATTTATTTGACGACAACAACACAATTAACGAAAAATCCGTAGTAGGTTTTATCGCTTTTTTGTGTTTAGTATTAGCACTTATGGTTGACCTAGTAACTGGTTACATGGGAACTGCTTTAGTAATTAACGAATTTATCTTCGATGGATTTATGGTAATTATCTTAGGATGTTTTGGTATAGCATCTTTAGATAAATTTATGAACAAAAAAGACAAACACGAGGAAGATAAAGATAAAACACCAACTGAAGAAGAAGGATAATTATGTTACTAAAAAAAGGTGATAATAACGAACAGGTTAAACAACTTCAAGTTAAACTGGGGGTTGATCCTGTAGGTAACTTTGGTCCTAAGACTGAAGAAGCTGTAAAGGCTTTTCAAGCAAAACATGGTTTAACAGCAGATGGTATTGTTGGTCCTACTACTTGGGATAAAATTATGGGTTCTACTCCTGCGGCACCTGTTGCTCCAGCTATAGTAGTTCCTCCTAGTTCTTTTAAATTAGATAAATTAAAAGGACATATTCCTGATTCTGTATTATCTCAGATCCCTGATACTGCTGCTAAATTTAATATTACTAATCCTATGAGATTAGCTCATTTCTTAGCTCAATGTGGTCATGAATCAGGAGGTTGGAGAGCAACTTCAGAAAATTTGAATTATTCTTCTAAAGGTTTAATGGGTATATTTAAAAAATATTTCCCTACTTTAGCTTTAGCCGAACAATATGCTCGTAAACCTATTGCTATTGCCTCTCGTGTTTACGGAGGTAGAATGGGGAATGGTGCTGAACCTACTCAAGAAGGATATAAGTTTAGAGGACGTGGTTATATCCAATTAACTGGTAAAGATAACTATTCAGCTTTTGATAAGTTTGTTCCTGAAGATATTTTAGGTAATCCTGATTTAGTTGCTACTAAATATCCTTTAATGTCTGCTGCTTGGTTTTTTGACAAAAATAAACTTTGGTTAATATGTGATAAAGGAGCTGACCAAGGAACTGTAACTGCTGTTACAAAAAGAGTAAATGGTGGAACAATTGGTTTGCCTGATCGTATTAAACATTTTAACGAGTATTATAATTTATTAAAGTAATGAGTGAGTTTCAATTAAAACCAGGACAAGGATATATCTACGTTGGAGAATATTTTCATAAGTTTGGAAAAGATGTTCCATCTGAAAAGAAAATAGGTACAACAGATGATTTAATGAAAATACCACAAATCGATGATTATGCCTTTAGTTTAGACTTTCATACACCAGATATCTATTTGGTTGATGATGTTGAAAAAATGTATAAAGCATTAACTACTATTTTAGATCATGACCAACTTAAAGAAGATTGGTTTGAAGATACTGATGGAGATCTAAAAGAAAGAGTAGCTAAATTTATGGAGGCTTTTGGTTATAAAGAAATAGCCGATGTAGATGGAGACGGTATTCCTGACCATTTAGACGACGTTATTGGTTGATATCACCACAATCGGTGAAAATTATAAAATAATGCATTATAGGCGCTATATAAAAGTGTATGGCGCCTATATTTATGTCCGTGAATATAAATAAAATATTCGATTTATTTGAATCTGGTTCTGAACAAAAATCGGAAGAGGATGTTATGTTTATTGATATTAAAAATACTCCTATTTACTGGATAGGAATGTTTAAAAAATTAATTCAAAATAATCATATATTTACCTCTCAAATTGTTGGATTTTTTGATAAAATTAATCCTGAAATAGATATAGAGAATTTAAAAGGAATGGGTGATAGGGTTTCCTATGAAAGAGCTTATTATTATCTTTCTAAGATTGATATTACAGATAAAATGCATCAAGACTCTATAAGTTTAAATATAGATAAACAATTATTAAAAGCACTAGAACAATCAATTTTATTCTTCCAGGAATATGAAGAATATGAAAAATGTGCATTTATCAAAAAAATATTAGATTTTACAAAAACTCTTTAACCTAAACTTGGAGTGTAATGTTTTAAGTATTATATTCCAATTACGGGGTTTAAAGAAACATATGAAAAACAGAGACATAATAACAAGAAGGTTGGAGAAAATAGAGGGTAATATCGAGAAGATGTACCTAATCCTCCAACGTCAAGGTACTAGAGACCAATTTGAGGAAAATTTACAAGAAATGAGGGAATTGGTTTCCGAAACAAAAATGTTTGTTGACCAAGAACCAATAAGTCCAAACGAAATTAATCCATATTAATATATGAATCTTACTGCCGAACAAATTTCTAAAAATTGGTTACGTTTAATGGGTTTTATTGAAGATCATATTTCTGAACCTCGTAAAACTAAATTAATTGAATTTTATGAAAGATATAGTGAGCGTCTAATGTTGATGCCTGCTGCTCATAAAAAAGAATATCATAATGCATTTCCTGGAGGATATGTAGAGCATGTAAATAGAGTAATTACTTGTGCTCTTCATCTTCATGAATTATGGGCTCAAATGGGTTGTGATACTACTACTTATACTAAAGAAGAACTTGTATTTTCCGCTTTAAATCATGACCTGGGTAAAATGGGTGATGAAGAAAATGATTCATATATCCCCCAGACTGACAATTGGAGACGTGAAAAATTAGGAGAGGATTATATGTTTAATACTAAAGTTGCATTTGCCTCTGTTCCTGACCGTGGTTTATTTTTACTCCAGTCTCATGGTATTCAATATACATTTAATGAAATGATTACTATTCAAACCCATGATGGTTTATATGATGAGGCAAATAAAAAGTATTTAATGACTTACCTCCCAGAACAAAAACCTCGGACATCATTACCTTTTATTGTACATCAGGCGGATTTAATGGCTGCTAGGATTGAATTTGAAAGAGAATGGTTACCTAAATTACAGGGTAACGTGGATAATCAAAAGAAATCATTTATATTGGAAACTAATAAAAAATCAGCTCCAGTCACTTCAGATAAAAAAGCTAAAGCTTTAGGTAGTTTGAAAAGTGAGGGGCTTAAAAACATGTTAGACAATTTATGATTATATTAACAATTATTTTAGGTATAATGGTCGTAATCTTAGGATATACGACCTTTAACTTATTACGAAAAAACGAAAAACAAGAAGACATTTTAGCTTCTTACTTAACTTACCTTAACAAAATATCAGATATTATCGAAATGTCAGATAAAAAAATTCATGAAATTGATATTAAAGGATCTTTTCAAAGTGATGATGAGATAGGATTTTTCTTTACAAATATTAAGATGATTCAAGATGTTTTAAATCAATTTAGAATTAAAAATTTATGAGTGAGGTAGTAGTAAAGAAAAAGAAGGGAGTACAGTATTTTACTCAAGATACTGAGGATGCCATTGTATTATATAATAATGCTACTACGTTTGATGAAAAAAATAAAATTTATCATGAACGTATCCATTATGCCTTCTTTAAATTAACTGAAAATATTATCCATACCTTTAAATTTTATTATACTGAGGTAGATAATATTGAGGATTTACAATTTGAGGTTATTTCATTTTTATTATCTAAAATCCATTTATTCAATCCAGCAAAAGGAGCTAAAGCATATTCTTATTTTGGAACTATTGCTAAACGTTACTTAATTTTATCTAATCAGAAAAATTATAAAAAAAGAGTAGATACAGCCCCAGTTTCTATATTAGAGGAAGATGAAAATCATTCTTATGAAATTGAAGATGATCAACCCATTGAAAAATTATCTTATTATATAGATGAATTTGCTGAATATTGTACTGAAAATATATTTGAATTATTTCCAAAAGGTGAGGATGCTCAAATTGCTGATGCTATTTTAGAATTATTTCGTAAACGAGAAAACTTAGATGTATTTAATAAAAAAGCACTTTACATTTACATTCGTGAAATAATTGATGTTAAAACTCCTAAAATTACTAAAATAGCAAATCAACTTTACGATATATTTAAAGAAGGTTATGTATTTTATTTAGAGCATGGATATACAAAGTTTTGATTTAAATATTTATAATCAAAATCTTTATGAGTCTAGATGCTGTAATATTTAAAAAGAAAAAATTTTCCGATATTTTAGAAGAAATTTACGAGAACCAAAAGAAAAAGGAATCACAAATTTCTGCTTTAATAGGTGAATTAAAACCACTTATTAATGATATAGGTGATGCGACTCTGGTTGTACCTTTAATTAAGGAGTATATGGAAATTGGGGTTAAAAATGATGAACAATTAATTAAAATGGCTACAATTGTTCAAAGAGCTTTACAAGTACAATCACAAACAGGTGCTAATGATTTATCTTTCTCAGAAGAAGAAAAAGCACAATTATTTGATTTAGCTAAAAATATTGGAGAGAAAAAATAATGCCTATAACTAAATCAGGATTAGTTTCTTTAAATAATGCCTTTAATTCATCTGTAGGAGATGTTTTTAGTTCTCTTCTTGCTCAACAAGTAGGTAATATTTTCCAACCCGTTAGAGTAAAAAGTATTATTTTAAATGAATCTCATCCTAGATTTAAAGAATTAGGTGAGTGGAATGGATTAGGAATTATTGAATATGAAACTGTATCTAATCCTATTTCAAGTAATGAACCTTTACCTTATGCTCGTCCCTTACTATCAAATCAAAAATCATTACCTTTAGTCAATGAAATAGTATTTTTATTCAGTTTACCTAATACAAATATTGGTCAATTTACTACATCAAATGATAATTATTATTTAACAACTGTAGCACTTTGGAATCACCCACATCACAATGCTTATCCTACTCAACCTAATACTCTACCTCCAACTCAACAAAAAGATTATGTTCAAACCCAAGCAGGTAGTGTTAGAAGAGTAACAGACCAATCAACAGAGATATTTTTAGGTAATACTTTTAAGGAAAAATCTAATATCCATCCCCTCTTACCTTTTGAAGGAGATACAATTTATGAAGGTAGATGGGGAAATAGTATAAGAATAGGTTCAACAGTACCTAATACTTCTAATAATTGGTCATCAATAGGTTCAGCAGGTGATCCTATTTTAATTTTAAGAAATGGTCAAGGTACTCAAACTAAAGAAGGATGGATACCAACTGTAGAGGATATTAATAATGATGAATCATCAATTTATTTAACCTCTACTCAACAAGTACCATTAAATCCCGCTAGTTCAGATTATACATCATATAAATCAAATCCCCCTGAATCACCTAAAGAATACTCAGGTAAACAAGTTATTATATCATCTGGAAGGTTAATATTTAATACAACCGATGATCATTTATTATTATCATCAAATAAAAGTATTAACTTAAATTCTTTAGGAGGAGTAAATATAGATACTAATATCGTAACTATCCAATCCCAAAATATTTACTTAGGTTCTAAAAGTGCTAAAGAACCTTTATTGTTAGGAGATCAAACAGTAAAATTATTGAATCAACTTATCAGTAATTTATCCTCGTTTGCTGAGGTTTGTAGTACCTTAGTTTCAACCCCTCCAGGAACCCCTATAGCACCATTAAATGTAGCATCTGTTCAATTAATAGGTTCTTTAAATGCATTACAATCTAATTTAAATAATTTAAAGTCTAAATATAATTACACAGTATAATGGCTACTCCTTTTGAATTAGAACAACAAAGACAAGAAGAACAAGCTAAAATAGAAAAACAAACTATTTTAACAAGTCAAAAAACTGTAGATAGTTCTTTAATACAAGATGCTACTCCAGATAACCAAAAACCAAAAGGTTCTTCTAAGTTACCCTTAATAATATTTGGATTAGGTTCACAAATCCCCCAAATTATTAAACCTTCTTTAGATAATTTAATTCAAACTTATATTCCGAACCCTCAAGTATGTTCGGATAATATAAATGAACTTTTAATTCAACGAAATAATATAGTAAATTCTTTAAATAGTATAGGAATTAGAATAAATAAATTAGGAACATCTATAACTGGAGTTTCTGATTTTTTAAATATAACCTTAGGGATTATAACAACTATTGAAATAACATCTATAGCTGTATCTTTAGCTGCAAAAGCTGTCCCTGTAATTCCAGGTGCTGTTCCATCTACTTTAAATGATTTACAAACTTTTATTAGAAAAACTACATTTGATCAATTTGGAAATTCTAAATTATCTAAAATTCAATCTATTATAAATAGTTCTTCTTTAGTAATTTCTATTATTGGGGTTTATGTTTTACAAGTAGTTAATCAATTAAATCAAATAGACAGTTACATACAAAGTTGTAATCCTGAATTATCTAAAGAATTAACCCCAATTTCAGATGAAATAAATAGTATTGCTGATTCTCAAAATAAAGCCCAACAAACACAAAATCAAATTACCTATCAAGGGTTTATAATTGAAATAGAGGAATTACCTTATACACCTACTGTTAATCGTAGAAGAGCTATTGGTAAAAATTCTCAAGGAATAAGTTTAATTCAAACTGAACTATCATTTACTACAGATGATCAGGTATTAATCAATGAACTTAAACTAATAATTGATAGAGATAATCTAAAAGCTTATTAATTTTAATATTTATAAAAAATGAAACCAAGTGAATTTAAAAAAATGATCAAGGAAGCCGTTAAAGAGGCAATCCAAGAAGAGTTACGTGAAATTATATTAGAGGCTGTAAAAGCTCCTAAAACAATTGTAAATGAATCTATAAGAGATACTTATGCTCAACCTCATATTTCTCAACCAAAACAATTAACCGCAGAAGAACGTAGAAATATGTTTTCTGGTATGTTAGAGGGAATGCAAAATGGAGGTGTAGCAAATACTTCTTACCAAGGCACTATAAACCCAACAGGTCCAGTAGATACTATTAATGGTGCTTTACCTGAAGGACAAGTTGGATTAGACCAGATAATGGCTTTAATGAATAAATAATGGCATTTGGAGCAAAAAAGATATTCCCCATAGATACCAAACCAGGAACTGGTGTTGGTGTTTCTATTCCTTTTAATGCTCCCGGTGTATTTAAATCTACTTACTTAACTCAAGATGCTATAAAAGTTAATTTGTTAAATTTTTTTCTAACAAATCAAAACGAAATATATTTAAATCCAATATTTGGAGGAAACTTAAGAGCATTTATTTTTGAACAAATAACAAACAACAATTTAGAAGGATTAAAAGAAGATATACAAACACAATTGGGATTATATTTTCCTAATGTTATTATTTCTTCTTTAGATATATTATCTAATCCTGATACTAATGAAATAATTGTTGATTTTAAATATAGTATAGCAAATACAGGAATTACCGATGAACTTTCAATATCATTTATATAATGGCAATTAAAAGAAATATACAATACATCAATAAAGATTTTACGGAATTAAGAGCTAGTTTAATTAATTATGCTCGTACTTATTTCCCAACAACTTATAATGATTTTTCTCCAACATCACCAGGTATGATGTTTATGGAGATGGCCGCTTATGTAGGTGATGTTTTATCTTTTTATACAGATAATCAGATACAAGAAACATTTTTACAATATGCTCGTCAAACAAACAACTTATATGAGTTAGCTTATATGTTTGGTTATAAACCAAATGTAACTCAAGTGGCTATTACTAACATTGATTTCTACCAACAAGTTCCAGCTAAACTTTCAGGCTCAACTTATGTTCCTGACTTTGATTATTCTCTTTTAATAGCTGAAAATTCAAATATAATTTCATCAAATACTCCTAGTGTTGGTTTCTTAATAGAAGAGTCTGTAGATTTCTCATATTCTAGCTCATTAGATCCCACAGAAGTATCTATTTTTAGTGTTGATGGAAGTGGAAACCCAACATATTTCTTATTAAGAAAAAATAAAAAAGCAATATCAGCTAATATAAGTACAACTACTTTTACATTTGGATTACCAGAACCTTATACTACTGTTAATATTAATACTGATAACATTATTGGTATTTTAGATGTTATAGACAGTGATGGAAATGAATGGTATGAGGTTGATTATTTGGGACAAGAAATGGTTTATAATTCTATTAAGAATACTAACCCAAATGATCCTAATTATTCAACAGATTCCTCAAATACCCCTTATTTATTAAAATTAGAAAAAATCCAAAGAAGATTTACAACTCGTTTTATAAATTCTGGTTCTCTTCAAATCCAATTTGGTTCTGGAGATCCTTTAGATACTGATGAGGAAATAATTCCTAATGCAAATAATGTAGGTTTAGGATTACCTTTTGAAAAAACAAAATTAAATACAGCTTTTGCTCCTAATAACTTTTTATTAACTAAAACTTACGGTATAACACCTTCTAATACCACATTAACTGTAAGATATTTAACTGGTGGGGGAGTTGAATCAAATGTTCCATCAAATGATTTAACAACATTATCCGGAACCATTAATTTTATCAATTCAAATCTTAACTCAACTACAGCTAATACTATATTTAACTCATTAGCAGTTACAAATCCAGATGCAGCTGATGGTGGAGGAGATGGAGATACAATAGAGGAAATAAGACAAAATTCATCAGCAAACTTTGCTTCTCAATTACGTAACGTAACCCAAGATGATTATTTAGTAAGAGCTCTTTCAATGCCTTCTAAATATGGAGTTATTGCTAAAGCATATGTTGAACCAACAAAAGTAAGTTCAATATCTGCTGGTGAGGCTCAATCTGTTTTAGATTTATATGTGTTATCTTATAATTCATCTAATCAATTAGTTAATGCTTCTCCCGCTTTAAAACAAAATTTAAATACCTATTTATCTCAATATAAAATGGTAGGAGATGCTGTAAGTATTAAAGACGGATTTATCATTAATATTGGTGTTAATTTTGATATAATTGTTTTGCCTGATTACAATAGTAATGAAATTTTAACTAAATGTATTTTGGCTTTACAAGATTATTTTGCTGTAGACAAATGGCAAATTAATCAACCAATTATTTTAAGAGATATTTATATTTTATTAGATAGAATTGAAGGTGTTCAAACTGTTAAAAATATAGAAATGAATAATTTAACAGGTGAAAATTTAGGATATTCTCCTTATTCATATGATGTAAAAGGAGCAACTATTAATAATGTAATTTATCCATCTTTAGACCCTATGATTTTTGAAGTTAAATATCCTAATACCGATATTCAAGGAAGAATAGTACCTTTATAATTTAAACAATGGCAGTATATAAAATATTCCCAATAGCCGATTCTACCCTATATTCAGGATATCCTTCTATGAATACAGGTTTAGATGAAATAATAGAAGCATCAACTAACTTTACCACAGGTGAATTACAGGTTGTAGGACAATTTCCTCAATCATCAAGATATTTAATCAAATTTGATTCCTCAGAAATCACAGATATTATTAATAATAAAATATCAGGATCTACTTGGCAATCTAATTTAAGAGTTTTTATAGCTAATGCCACTGGTTTAAGTAATACCTCTTCTATAGCTATCAATGCTGTAGCCGAAGATTGGTCAATGGGTACTGGTCGTTATTTAGATTTACCTCAAAATAGTGATGGTTCCTCTTGGGTTTGGAAAGATTATTCTGGAAGTACAAAATGGACTACCTCAAGTTTTACCTCAGGTACTACAGGATCTTATAATTTAACTACAAATCCCTCTTCATCTGGAGGTGGGGTATGGTATACTGGTTCTCAAGCTACTCAAATTTTTAATTATTATTCTGATTTAGATTTAAATTCTAATGTAACCTCTATAGTTTCGGAATGGTATAGTAGTTCATTTACTAATTATGGATTTATAGTTAGACAAACTCAATCTCAAGAATTTATAAATGATACTAATCAACAGGTTACTTTAAAATATTTTTCTAGAGATACTCATACTATTTATCCTCCTCAATTAGAGTTTAAATGGAATGATTTTACATATTCAACAGGTAGTTTAACAGTATTAAATACTATTCCTGCAAATATTGCCCTTGACCAAAATCCAGGAGTATTTTATTCTAGTAGTATTAATGTATTTAGAGTAAATGCTGCTCCTTTATATCCTGCTAGGGTATGGCAAACAGCATCTCTTTATACAACAAATTATGCTTTACCTACCGCATCTTACTATGCTATAAAAGATTTAGATACAAATGAATATGTAATAGATTTTGATTCTACTTATACAAAACTAAGTTGTGATGCTAGTGGTAGTTATTTCACAATGTATATGAATGGTTTAGAACCAGAAAGATATTATACTATTTTAATTCAAACTACAATCAATGGTTCTACTATAGTATTTGATAACAATTACAATTTTAAAGTAGTTAATGGCTAAGGTAAACTTAAATAAAGAATCATATGATAAAAATCAATACCAAAGGGTAATTGATACTTCTTTTACTCAATTGGTTCAACCCCCAACACCAACCCCCGAATCAATCCCCTCAATTTCAGTAGCTGAATTTTTCTCTAATTACCAGGAAATATTTTTTCAAATACCTAAACTTGGAGAAACAAATTCTCATGAGTACCTTATAAAAACAAGTCAAGAATATGTTGGATCTACAAATATTCAAGATGATACAATTCAAGCCCTAATTGATGAAATTAACCAATTAAGACAAGAAAACTTTGATTTACAACAACAAATAATTTCAGGAAGTATATAATAAATGGAAGAAATAATTAACATACAACCATTAAATCCTAATACTTTTGAATTTCAGGAATATTCTTCTGAGGATACTTCTCTGATTTCTTCAAATACTTTTGAAACAACATTTGATCCTCAAACGGATCATATTGAATATTTCATATATGATTTAAATAATACTATATTATATTCTAATGAAATTGGATATCCTAATTACTCAATTTTAGATAATCAATTATCTTTAGAGCCTTTAGAAAATTTAAAATCTCAAGGATATGAAGAGGGTCAATATAATGTTTTATATAACTTTTTTACTAATAAATTAGGATCATCTGCTTTAAATAGATATTATATTGATGAAATTTCTGCTGATAGAACAGAAATAAGATTAAATACTACATCTATTCCTAATGAGGAAGTAGTCTCTACTACTAATGATTTTGCTTCTCAAATCCAAAATTCAACAGGTAGTTATTTAGATTTTTATTTAAATTTTGGTTCTAATAGATTAATAATTGCTAATAATGTTTTATTAGATAATTCAAATTCTAATGACCCAACAGTATTAATAAAATTATATGAACCACTCCCTATTGAGTTTGCATTAAAAACTGAATGTTGGGTTGTAGAACAAATAGCAGAACCTCTTGCTTACAACATTGATATTTTAATTTCGTTTAATTTAATAGACGAAAATATTCAGTTAAAAGGACCTAATTTTAATATTGGTTTAAAAGATCAAATAAATAATTCAACCCCTTATAATTCATATACTAGTTTATCAACCACTAATAAATCTCAAGGTACGGGAAGTTACTTATATCAAGTAAATAGTTTATTGGCTGAAAAAGGAATTGAAATAAATGTAGATTATACTGATTACTCTGATTTTGTTTATATGTCCTCGGCACAAACAAGATTAGAAAATTTTTATTATAAACTTTCATTAATAGAAACATATCAAGCTAGTGCCTCTTTATCATCTGGTACTACAACAAATTACTATGTTTCTTCAAGTAATATTATTTGGCAAAACAAAATAGATGAAATCATAACTAATTTTGATGGTTATGAATATTATCTTTATTATGAATCAGGTTCAAAAGCATGGCCTAAAACCAATTCAACCCCTCCTTACATAAATGTTACTACTACCTCAGCTGCAGGTTTATCATTTTTAACAACCCAATCACTAAGTGCCTCTTTATATGATGATAATAATGATAATGCTTTAGTAAATGCTATTCCTTCATACATTATAGAAGACCCAAATAATACTCAATATGAGTTATTTGTGGAAATGTTAGCACAAATGTTTGATAACATTTATCTTTATATTGAAAATGTTACACAAAAATATAATGCTGACAATAGATTAGATTATGGTATTTCAAAAGATTTAGTAGCGGATGTATTAAGAGATTTAGGTATTAAAATATACCAAAATAATTTTTCATCTAATGATTTATATTCGGCTTTATTAGGTTTTACCCCATCAGGTAGTTTATTTAACATTCCAGATGCATCTACTTTATTACCAACCCCACAAGGTTTTGAATACGTTAGTACGTTTGTTACCGCGTCTTCAACGTCCTCCCTGTCTCCTGTAGATGACATTAATAAAGAAATTTATAAACGCATATACCACAATTTACCTTATTTACTTAAGAAAAAAGGTACTGTAGAGGGTTTAAGAACATTAATTACTATTTACGGTATCCCTGATACTGTTTTAAGAGTAAATGAATTTGGAGGCAAAGATAAAAATCCAAACACTTATGATTTTTGGCAAGATGAATTTAATTATGCTTATAAATCAACAGGTTCATATTACTTATCTTCTTCTTTTGCTTTAAACTCTACTTGGGGTGCTCCAAATAATGTTCCTGGGGCTGTAGAATTTAGATTTAAAGCCGAATCTATTCCTCCAACATATTATTCTCAAAGTCTATGGTCCACAGATCAAGGTTTAGGAGTATTCCTAGAATATACAGGTTCAGGATTAACAACAGGATCATATGCAGGAGCTGTAGTAAATCCCTATTATCAGTATGGTACTTTAAAATTCATTTCAGGAACTGATTCTGCAAGTGTTTATTTACCTTTCTTTGATAATAATTGGTGGTCTGTTTTAGTTAATAGTGGAAGTAACGGATATTATTTATATGCTAAAAACAGTATATATAATGGTGAGGATGGAAATCTTATAGGATTCCAAGCATCATCTTCCTTAAATATTCCTACTTTATGGAGTGCAAGTGCAAAAATATTATTTGCTAGCTCTTCAGCCACTCATGTAGGATTTTCAGGTTCATTACAAGAAATAAGATATTATACTCAACCTATTTCTGAAAGTAGCTTTGATGCTTATGTAATGAATCCTTCATCTATTGAACAAAGTCAATATTTGGCTTTTAGAGCTGCTTTAGGAGGTGAATTATATACTGGTTCAACATCTATTCATCCTAAAGTAACAGGATCTTGGACATCAACATCTTCATTTACAGGAACAAGTAATTTTTATACAAGTTCTAACCCAACCTATTCGGCAAATACTGAAACTTATTTTTATGATCAACCTGCAGTAGGTATTCAAAATATAGTTTCTAATAAGATAAAAACTTCAAATTTAGTTTTACCTACTACAACAAGTATTGATTCAAATATTCCTAATAGTAAAGTTTTATCTTCTCAAATTTCAATCCAACAAAATCCTTCTATAAGTTCTTCTTATACTAGAGATGTTGATTATGTAGAGGTTGCTTTCTCTCCTCAAAATGAAATAAATGAGGACATAATGTCAACTTTAGGGTTTTTTAATATAGGAGATTATATTGGTGACCCAAGACAAGTATCCTCATCTGCAGAATCTTATCCTGATTTAGATGCTTTAAGAAACCAATATTTTTTAAAATATATTAGTAATTATAACATTTGGGATTATATAAGACTTATTAAATATTTTGATAATTCTTTATTTAAAATGTTACAAGATTGGACTCCTGTTAGAACTTCATTAGCTTCTGGGGTTGTAATTAAGCAACATTTATTAGAAAGAAACAAATACCCTGTTCCTCAATTAGAATATACTCAGTCTTTATATACAGGATCAATTGATATGTATGAGATTTCGGGCTCAAATGGTGGAGCTTTAAATATTACCTCTATTGTAACCCAAAGTTGGACAGGTACTATTCCTTCACCAAGTGGTTCTGTACCTTTTATCCAAAATAATGAATCAGAGTTTTTTAATGGTCAGTTTAGTGGTTCTATATTAACTGTTACTGATGGGGATTTAAATGAAGATAATTCAAATGATACTTTTCTTCCTTTAGATAATAATATATCTGATAATAGATTAAGTACTGTTTATATGGATGTTGATTATACAAACAATTCTTTAATACCTGTTAATCAACAAGCTATATTAAGTGGTAGTGCCACTAAATTCCCAATTCCAGATTCAAATTATACTATGGCTCGTAGTATAAATCCTAGATATAATGGAAGCAGAACAACATCACCTGGTTTTAACCAACCTATTTATAGTAGTTTAACAACCTTATCTACACAATCTCAAGTACCTAATGCCTCAAGATATTCAAATTATTTTGTATATTTTGACTATATTGAATCTTCTTATCCTGAAGTACCTGGTGGAGGTAATATTCATAGTGTATATTTAATTACTACTGAAGGACAAGCTATTCCTTTAACAGGAGATAATAATTATGTTAGTGAAGTATCTAATATTTTCCCTCCAGGATTAAAAGCCAATATTTTACCGGCAGTATATTCAGCAGGAAATATAAACCCTCAAGTTACTATTTTTGATGGAGGTGCTAATTTCCAAACCATATTTACCTTATCTGGTTCAGTAAGTGGTAATGGAACATCATTTGGTATTCTTTATGGAAATAATTTTCCTATAGTCGGTAGTCTTCCTTATAATACTTATTTTACCACAGGTAGTAATTCCTCTATATTGAGTGATTTAGATATAACTCCAGGATACAATGAATATTGGTTAAGATATGTTTTATACAATTCTGATGAGGATACATCAAATTCTGTTTTATATGCTAGTGATGATTTTTATATATATAATAAAAATTCAAAACAAACTATTTCCTCAGACAGTAATGGAGTACCTTATCCTATTAACTATTATGATACTTTACTTCCCCTAAAACCTTATGATATTATAAGATTTGGAGATGCTAGAGTTAGTGGTTCTTCTGATTCTAGTTCTCTTGATTTTTCATTTAATGGAATACAAAGTGTTACTATACTTTCATCATCTTTAGATTTATTTTCATCCTCCTCTTTATATTGTATACCTTCATTATCTTCATACGTAACGTCTAGTTTTATAGGAGGAGTAAATAATTTACAAAATCAAAACTGGAGACTATTTAGAAGAGTTCCTGACGAAACAAATGTAGTAATCCAAAGCTTAATAACATTTACAGACCCTGGATTTCTAATACCAGAAAACTTTAATCCAAACTATAATCCATACGATTTAGCTAGAAAAGCAGGAATCATTACATAAAAACTAAAAATAAACATATTTATAACAAAATATTTGATAACAAATGGGATATTTAAATAACTCGGTAGTAACAGTAGATGCTATCTTAACAACAAAAGGAAGAGAATTATTGGCTCAAGGTAATTTTAATATTACTCAATTTTCCTTAGCTGATGATGAAATCGATTATACACTTTATAATCCAAACCACCCTTCAGGTTCTGCTTATTATGGTGAAGCACTTTCAAATATGCCTTTACTTGAGGCTTTCCCACAGGAAACTCAAGCAATGAAATATAAGTTAACTACTTTACCTCGTGGTACTGCTAAATTGCCTATTTTGGATTTAGGATATAGTGCTATCATTATTAAACAAGGTGCTAGTTTAGCAATTACTCCTCAAACCTTGAATTACTTAGGTGGTAATACATTTGAATCAAGTGGATACACAGCTACTATTTCTGATGTTAGGTTATTTAATACATTTGAGGGTGTAGGTATTAATACACCTCAAGCACAAGCTTTAAACCAAACTACTACAGTAGGTACAAACGTTTCTAAAACAGTAGTTGGTACAACTATTAATTTAAGAGCAACTACAATCAATACTTTATTTGGTTCAAACAACCAATTACAAGCTACATTAACAGTAGAAGGTAGAGATTCAGGTGCTCGTTTAACTATTCCAGTAACAGTAACAAAAGTATCTTAATATATAGACTATGTCATTTAAAAGATTAGAAGCCGACGATTTTGTAGTAAGCGCTGATTCAATAACCTCTACTTTATGGTCCACAGGAAATGCTGAATTAACAACATTTTTTTCATCATCTACCCAAGAGGCAGGTTCTTCAGGAGATTATTACTTAAACGTATATCAAACAGGATCAGATTTATCTGGTTCGGCAGTACAATTTGGTATTGCTTATGGTAATACTTTTGGTAGTGGTAGTCAAGTATTTAATTTAGCTGTTGATGGAAGATCACCTTCCTCTACAGTATTTGGTCAATGGCAAGATTTAGTAATTGGTGATGAAAACACTAATTTTACTTTTGGGGCTGTAACTCAATCTCAATTCTTTGCTATTACTTTTGATAGAGCAAGATATAAAGAGGCTTTATTTCCTGGTTCTTTAACATTGAAACTTTCAGGAAGTGCTGGACCTATTACTTTAACAGATAATAGTCAATATGTTAGTTCTGTTACTTTTACTGAAGCAGGAAGAGTATTTCAATTAATATCTGGTTCTGCCGGAGTTAGAACTACAAACAGTGGTACCACATCTGAAGGATATTCAGCTAAGTCTGGATCTTATGGTTGGTTATTACCCGATATTGGAACAATTATTTTAAATCCTTTAGCATTAGCTGAACCTCAAATTAGTGGAGGTATTGCTTTTAATTATAGTGGGTCTGCAACAGTACCAGGAACTGGTTCTGCTAATCCAATCATAACTCCTATGTCCTCTTTGTATAGAGCAATTAGTGGTTCTGGAGCTAGAAGCTTTACTATAAATTCTCAAGAAACAATTACTTCAGATTATATTTTTATAAGACCAAGAAGTTCAGAATTTAACTACTCAGAAAACCCTTCATTTATCTCAGGATCAACTGGAGAAGTACTATACTCTAACTTTATAAATAGTCCTCAAGTATATATTACAACTGTAGGTTTATATAACGATACAAACGAATTATTAGCGGTAGCTAAATTATCAAGACCTTTAGTTAAAGATTTTACAAAAGAAGCCTTAATTAGAGTAAAGTTAGATTTCTAAAATGAATGAGTGCTTACAAACAATTCCTATCAGCCGACGTTATTGTAACGCCTTTTGAGGTAAACAAAAGTTTTACCTTTCAAGGTGCTGCTGCTTTAACAGCCTCTAATGTTGGTATAGATAGATATCTTGGTGAAAACCAACCATTTAGCCTTTCTTCAGATACTACAGGACAGATAACTATCCAGTATCAATCTTTAGTATACAATTCTATTAAACATCTTTATTACGAAAATAATTTAGGACCTTCAAATTATGGATTACCTGTTGTAACCTCTAGTTTAGTTCCTGGTAATAATGAATTAGGAAATGTACTAGTAGGTACAACCTCTTCTACTGGTAGATATTTTAGTTATCCACAAACAACTTTAACTTTCCAAAAAGTATTTCCAACCGAATCATCCGCTAGAATAGGGGTTATATCTATTCCTGTAGGAATATTTGGTAACTATATCCAACCAAATTCATTTAATATGTCCTCATATGCCGGTACATTAACTGATGATGGAGAGGGAAATTTATTATACAATGGAGGTTATTGCGGAAATATATTTTATGGACACGGTTTAGCTGTTATTACTGTTTTTTCAAGCAGTGGAGCAGGTAATTTTGGAGTATACGGAAGTGGTAGTTATGGTATTTCAACTTATGGTTATACTGATTCTGAAATTTTAGATAGTTTCATATTATCCGATAGTGTAACTTGTTCTTTTTCTTCATCCCTTACCATTTATGAAACTCAATATAAATGTACTATTAGAGAAAATGAATATAATTTTAGTTTGAACCCTTCAATTATTTCAGGCTCAACAGATGGAACACCTTATGATTTTGTAACAGGATCTTATTTTTCTCCATATGTTACTACAGTAGGACTTTATGATGAAAACCAAAACCTATTAGCTATAGGAAAATTAGCACAACCTTTACCAACCTCCCCTACAACAGATACAACAATTTTAGTAAATATAGATAAATAATATGTGGTTATACAAAGAAAAAGTTATTGACAAAATTGAGGATATGCCTCAAGACACCTTTGGTTTTATTTACATTGTAAAACATAGACCAACAGGAAAAGCATATATCGGAAAAAAAGTTCTTTACCATAACGTAAAGAAAAAATTAACAAAAAAGGAAATAGCAGAACAAACAGGACCAGGCAGGAAGTCAGCCACTAAGGTGGTAGTAAAAGAATCGGACTGGAAAACCTATTATGGCTCTGCTAAACCAATTATAGCTCTCATTAAGGATGGTAAACAAGAGGAATTTACTCGTGAGATTTTACAATTGGTTCCTAATAAAAAACTTCTTACTTACTATGAATGTAAGTATTTATTTATAAATGAGGTTCTAGAACACCCAGATAAATGGATGAATGATAACGTCCTTGGAAAATTTTTCACTAAAGACTTTAATTAAGCTTGGGAAACCAAGCTTTCTTTTTTATATTATGGTTATGCTGAATCAACCTTTGATTGCATTATCAAATTCTGTTTTAGGAACAGGTAAACCAACAGCACGAGGTAATTATGCTTATAATTGCCCGTTTTGTAACCACCACAAACCTAAATTAGAAATCAACATGACCGAAAATAAAAAGGGTGAAAATCCTTGGCATTGTTGGGTTTGTGATAAACGTGGTAAAAAATTAGTTCAAGTATTTAAACAAATAAGTGCCTCTCCTGATGCCTTACTAGAATTAAGATCTATTGTTAAAACAGAAACAGCAGATAAAGACTTTGTTGTTACTGAAAAACTTAATTTACCCAAAGAATTCAAACCACTACTCAATATCCAGCAATCTAATATTATTGGAAGACACGCTTTAGCTTATCTTAAATCAAGAAATATTACTGAGGAAGATATACTTAAATACAATATTGGTTATTGCGAATCAGGACCATATAAAAATATGGTTATTATTCCTTCTTATGATGAAAATGGAATATTAAACTATTTCACAGGTCGTTCATTTGAAAAAGAACCTAAAATTAAATATAAAAATCCATCTGTGTCTCGTGACATCATACCCTTTGAGTTGTTTATAAATTGGGATTTACCGTTTATATTGTGCGAAGGACCATTTGATGCCATAGCCATTAAAAGGAATGTAATTCCGTTATTAGGCAAAAATATACAATCAAAACTAATGAGGAAGATAGTAATGTCTTCTGTTGATAAAATATATATAGCTCTTGATAAAGATGCTCAAAAACAAGCCTTATCATTTTGTGAACAACTAATGAATGAGGGTAAAGAAGTATATCTTGTAGATATGCAAGATAAGGACCCATCCGAAATGGGATTTAAAAATTTTATAAATACAATAACAGATACCTATCCACTAACATTCTCAGGATTACTTGAGAAAAAACTATTTTCATGACAAAAATCAAACACACTTACAATCGAATATTAGAAATATCCGATGACCACAAACAAGTAACATTACCTGATGCTCGTTATTATAGACGAAATGGTGAATATTACCCATCAATAACTTATGTTTTAAATTATTATCCTAAAGGAAAACAATTTGAGGACTGGCTTAAAAATATGGGTCGTTCTGCTGATTATGTTGTTAAAAAAGCAGCCGAAAACGGAACTAAAGTTCATGAATTAGTTGAAAGGTATTTAAATGGTGAGGAAATACATTTTTTAGATAAATTTGATAATCCAAGATATGATACTGAAATATGGCAAATGTTTTTACGTTTTGTTGAGTTTTGGGAAACATACAAACCTGAATTAATTGAAACAGAAGTACATTTATTTTCAGATGAACTAAAAGTAGCAGGTACTTGTGATTTAATTTGTAGAATTGATGGTAAAATTTGGTTATTGGATGTTAAAACCTCTAATATGATGCACAATACTTATCCATTACAAACAGCCGTTTACGGATACTGTTATAAAGAATGTTATGGGGTTGATGTAGAAAATTATGGTATTTTATGGTTAAAATCCTCTAAACGTAGATTAAATGTAGAAAAAATGAGTGGTAAAGGATGGGAAGTTGTTTTACCTGAACGTACTCAAGATGAAAATATTGAAATTTTTAAAATGGTTAAACGTTTATTTGATATAGAAAACCCACAAGAGGCACCCACATTTACAGAATTCAAAACTGTAATAAAGAGGGATTTGGAATCCTAGTTTACTTTTTATATATTTATGGCAAACCCTATCCATGATTGGACTGATATCTCTCTTAAAAGAAATACAAGGCAAGCCAAAAGCAATTTTTATGGCAGGTCCAGCAGGATCAGGTAAATCCTATATATCTAAAATATTAGTACCTTCAGACTTTCAAACTATTAACGTAGATGATACCTATGAGGAATTATTACAGGCCTCAGGTATTGGAATGAAGTTAGCTAACATGTCACCTGATGAATTAAAAAAGGCAGGTGAATTAATGGGCCAAGCCAGAAAAGCTACAGACATAAAATATAAAAAAGCATTAGAAAATGCTAACAATATTTTAATTGATAGTGTAGGAGGTTCATCTAAAACATTACTTAAGAAAAAACAAGAATTAGAAGACTTAGGTTACGAAACAGCAATGATAATGACTTATGTATCGCCTATTACCTCACTAGAGCGTAATATGAAACGAGACAGATCATTATTGCCAAGCATCGTAATTCGTTCTTGGCGTGATGTAAATAAAAATATAGACGCATATAAACAAGCATTTGGAAATAATTTTACATTAGTAAATTTAGATCCTGAAGATGCTAATAAAGAATTTGACCAAGAATATATTTTTAAAACATTTATTGAACCTTTAGGTCAAGTAGGTAAAGAAAAATCACCTGAGGAATTAGCTAAATCTAAAGCAGAATCAGAACAAATATATTCAGATATCAAATCATCATTACAAAATCAACCTAAATTTGATACTGAGGAACAAGCAAAGTCTAAAATCACTAACTTTATAAATAAATGAAAAAATTATTAGATCTATTAAATGAAATAGAGGAAAAAGAGGTATTAAAACCTGTTAAAGAAGAAGCACCTGAGGTAGTTAACGAAATTGGTAAATTCTTTGTAGTTAAAAAACCTAAAAAAGGTATGACTAAAGAAGATGTAATGTATGAAGCTACTGTATTTGATGAAATCAAAATGGATGAAATCAAAGGTGTTTACAAACAAAAATCAGATGCCTCTAGAATAGCTACTGAAGCCCTTAAAGAATACGAAATGCAACTTAAAGAAATGGAAGATGCTATGGAAGAGTTTCGTTCGGCTAAAAAAGATATTGAGGAAAAGAAAAAATCCGCTAAAGATAAAATTAAAGCTTTACAATAATGTCTGAGGTAACAGAATCTTTATTACAAGAACTGTTAGAAAAACCAATAACAGTAGCTATCTATGGTGGTGGGTTTAAACCTCCCACCAAAGGTCATTTTGCTGTGGTTAAAAAAACATTAGAGGACTTCCCTGAAATAGATGAATTAAAAATATTTGTTGGTGGTGGAGTTAGAGATGGTATTACTCAAGAGGAATCTATTAAAATATGGGAGATATATAAAAATTATTTATCCCCTAAAGTTGATATAGAACCATCAGTGGCTCCTGTTAAATCTGTTTTAGGATACGCTAAAGATCATCCTGAAGAAAAAGTTTATTGGGTTTTAGGTGCTAGAGAAGGTGATGAAGATGATTTAAAAGATATTGAATCTAGAACTAGATCTATTGAAAAATATCCTAATATTGAGGTAAAAGTCATTACTACCTCAGGTGGTGTTAGTGGAACAAAAACAAGAGCAGCCATTAAATCAGGTAACAAAGAACAATTCTTCCATTTAATTCCAGATGTTAGTGAGGAAGAAAAAAATCAA